TCTCTGCGGCAGGCAATCCCTCCAGCACTTCCGCACTTATTGTTACGGCGGGAACCTCGCAGGTTAGTGGCGGGGGTGGGAACAGCCCCTACGGCGCGGGGGGAATAGGCGTTACTCCGAATTCCTCCGGCAATGCCGGAACAGGGAAAGGAAGCGGCGGCGGCGGCGGCGCTGCGCCTGCTTCGGGAGTGGCTGCAACCGGCGGCGCGGGCACTGCGGGCCTCGTTATCGTGTATGAATACGCTTAATTGACTTTTAGTAACAAATCGCATATAACCGGCGAAAGCCTATACAGGAGCTTATCGTGCGAAAACTCAAACTGGCCGAAGTGATCGGCGCTCTTTTCCCCGCGATCCAGGGCCAGACTCCTGTTATCGCTGACAATGGCTCCATGCCTGATCAGGTCGGCCTGATCAACGCGCTGATTTCGGTCAACCCGTGGCCGGCGACCGCGTATAACGTCGCGGGCAATACTTCCAGCTTCACTGCGACGCAGCAGCAGGTCATGGCTGCGGAAAATACTGTTCTTCTGTGCAACGGCGCAGCCGGCGCAGGCGTGGCGCTCACTCTCCCCACTGTCGCGGTACTGCTCCAGACTCTTACACCCCAGCAAGGTGTAATCGGATCGACAGTCACCCTCCGTATTCTCAACACTACCACGCAGACCGTCACGGTTACGACCGCTGCCGGATGGACGCTGAACGGTACGATGACCATCGCAACCGCTACTTTCCGCGACTTCATCGTCCAGTTGGTAAACATCGGTACTCCGGCAGCGACCCTCCAGAATATCGGCGCAGGCGACGCACCTTAAGGAGCAACAATGAACAAGCTGCTTAAAAAGCTGCTCGGCCTTCTATTCCCGGGGATTGACGGCGATGACGATAATGTTGATCCTCCTGACGATCCTGACACACCTGATCCCGATAGTGGCGATCCTGATCTTGATCTCGACCTTGATCTGTCTGACGATCCTCCTGCACGCACCGCCCCGCGTCGCGATGATGCTGGCGAGCGTCTGGCTCGGCTGGAAGCTGAAGTCGAAAGGCGCGGTCGCCTCGCAGCGGAGGCCGCAGCACGCCAGCCCGCTCCGGTAGACAGCGAGTTCCAGCGGGAAGAAGAGCGCCTTAAAAACCCGGAAACGACGGAGCTTGAGCGCTGGCAGATCCAGTCAAACCGCACGCTGCGCGAAGCGAAGGCCGAAGCGCGACAGGCTCGCCTCGAAGCGGCCGACATGATCGACCGTACGCGGTTCGAGTCGAAGAACACGACCGATCCGCGCCGCGCGAAGTACGCCGACCGGGTGGAAGAGGCGATCCAGCAGGAGCGCAGCCAGGGGCGCAACGCGTCGCGCGAAGCGGTCTACTTCTACCTGCTCGGCAAGGATATTGCCGAGGGCAAGCTTAAAGCGAAGGCAAAACCGGCATCGAAGACGCCGGACGTGCCGCGCGGCAGGTCTCCGGGGGTTCGGAGCGATGTACAAGGGCGGGGCCGCCCCACGACTGATAAAGACAAGCTTCGCGCTCGTCTTGAGAATCAGAGTATTTAACCACGAGAGGAAACCATGTCCTACCTCAAGAAACTGGGCCTCATGTGGGCCTCGCTGTTCCCCGGCGTGACAAACCAGTCAACCAGTTTTACGGCTGACGTTGAAGCGTACATTCAGGAAGAAGTCGAACCGCTGGCGCGCCGCCAGCTGGTCGCGTACCAGTTCGGAAAGCCGCTCAAGCTCGACACGAATCGCGGTACGACATACACGGCGTCGCGCTACCAGCGTCTCCCGCTGCCGTTCGCGCCGTTGCAGGAAGGCGTTGCACCTCCCGGCGAAGCGATGGCGTTGCAACAGGTTTCCGCTACCGCACAGCAATGGGGCGACCGCGTCATCATCACTGATGTGGCGAACCTGACCATCAAACATCCGCTCTTCCAGCAGGCTTGCGAACTGGTCGCGCTTCAGTTGCCGGAAACGCTTGAACGCAACACGTTCAATACGCTGCTTGCCGCCACACAGGTGAACTACGCCAACGGCAAGACGAGCCGCGCCAACCTTCTCGCCACCGACGTGATGACGCCGCACGAGAACAACCGCATTGTCGGCTCGTTCCTTACGTACGGCGTACCGCGCTTTATGGGCGATGAGCGCGAAGACATGATGATCGAAGCGGGCGCATATCGCGATCCGTCGAAGTCGCCGGCCGTGATGCAGCACTACATCGGCCTGATTCATCCGCTGTCGGCTCAAGACATGCGCGAAAACACCACCGTGGCGAACGCGTGGTCGTACAGCGATATCAACCGCCTGTACAACAACGAGCTTGGCCCGTTTGGCGGCACGCGTTTCGTTGAATCGAACATGATGCCCTACTGGACGGGCGCGGCGCAGATCAACGGCACGGCCTCGACATCGGGCGGCACGCTCGCGACGAACGCTGGTTACCAGATCATTGTCACGGCCTCGCCGGCTCAGACTTCGGTTGAGCAGGTGATCTACCAGGTGTCGAACGCGATAAGCGTCACCGGCCCTACAGGTTCGATCAGCGTCGTGCTGCCGCAGCTCGCCGGTTACGTGTTCAACGTTTATATCGGCACGTCGGCCACACCGTCGAACCTCGCTACGGCCATCGGCCTCGGCGTCCCGACGACTGGCCCCCTCGCCGGCATGGCCACGCAGCTTCTGCCGAACCAGACGGTCACGCTCACTGGCATTGGCGTAGCGCAAACGCCGCCGGCTGCTCCGGCAACGGGCGTCTCTGTGTTCCCGACGATCTACATCGGCAATCACTCGTATGGTCAGGTTCTCCTTGAAAATCCGGAGTTCCACTACCTGACGGGCGCTGACAAGTCAGATCCGCTGAATCAGACGCGCGTTGTGTCGTGGAAAGTATTTTACGGCTCGATCATTCTCAACCAGGCGTTCCTTGCCCGCGTTGAAGCCGGTTCCGCGTTCACGCCGGGTTATACTGGCGGTACTGTGACAACCCCGTAATCAGGAGCGTAAATGCCCCCGCGTACCCCTAACACCCCGCCTGATGACGGGGTTTTTGAAGACAGAGACGAGCCGGAACAGATCGAGCAAAAGGCGGAAACGCCTGATGAACTGAAAGCGCGCATCAAGGCGCTTGAGGCTCAACTCGCGCGCTCACAGGCCGGAAAGGCGATTGCGGAAGAAGAGTCCGCGCGCCTCTCTGCACAGGCGCAGTCTTCGATGTTCACCACGAACGTTACTGAACGGTTCTCCCGCAAGGCGGAATCGGGCAAGGATCTGTACTGGTATCGCATCGACCTCGCGCCCTGCGGCGGCACGGAAGTCAAGATCAACGGCGTTCCGTACTACCACGGTTCGACTTACGAGTTCGAGACGGACCTTCTGCGCTCCATCAAGGAAATCGTGGCGCGCACGTGGGATCACGAGAACAACATTCAGGGCAATAACGAAAACGTCTACAAGGTCGCGCAGGATCGTATCCTGCGCGGCGGTGATCGTCGGAGATAAAAGCAGATATGGAAAAGACAACCCCCGTTCTCGGTAACTTCCAGATCACATTGCCGGCACCGAATGGCGCTTCGCTTCAGATCAGCGGCTACGTGTATGCCGATGAATCGCGAGACTCGCTGGACGAACGCATCGATGTGATGCGTGAAGTACTCGTGCGTCAGCAACAGGCGCTTGAGATTCCGGTCCTTGAGGAGCGAATGGCGCAACTTGAGCGCACCAAGGTCCAGATCATGGAAGCGTATGCGGATCTGCTTGAAAAACAGAAGAGCAAGACGCTCCCTAGCGCTGAAGCTTCGCACCTGAAGAACTATCCGACTCAACTCAAGCACATTGAGGAAGAGATCGAGAAGGGTAAAGCGAAGATCGCCGTTGTGAAAAAGGTCGCGTAATGGCTTACCTCCAAGCTCAGCAGATTGTCAATCTGGCGTGCACTATCGCCAAGTGCCCGGGCTTTCTGAGTCAGGGCGGACTATTCCTGAACATGACTCTGGAGGATCTTTGGCTTCACCGTGACTTGAAGATAAATCGCAAGACTGAATCGATCACGGTGCAGGCCAATAACTTCGGCCCTTTTGTGCTTCCGCAGAACTACCAGCGGACGTATGACCTGTTTTTCACGCAGAACAACCTGCCGTACTTCCTGAATCCGATCAGCACTGAAGAATACGATCAGGAGTTCAAGGACCCGTCGATTGCGAACTATCCGTACGAGTTCATGACGATCCTGTACGACGAGGTGCAGGCGCTTGCACAGAACCCGCCTTCTGCCGGTCAACTCTTCATCTACCCGCAGTCGAGCGGGCAGATTGTGTTGACGCACCGGTACATGGTGAAACAGCCCGACATCGTGACGCCTGAAACGTCGGCCACCATTCCGTGGTTCCCGGATCAGGACTACCTGATCACGGCCACGGCTGCGCGTTTGATGCAGATCACGGACGACACACGCCGGCCGGAGTTCAACGCGGATTGTGAGAAGATGCTCCGAATCCATCTGATCATGGAAGGCGATGAACAGCAGGTTGTGAAGTCGGTAAGGCTAGACCCCAGACGTTTTCATTCAAATCGGACTCTCAAGCCGACAAAACTGACTGATTAGACCCTAAATATGTTTCCACTGCTTGCGATGCACTATCTGGTAAATGCGTTGTCGATCAGTGCCAAAAGCATCCGCAAGGTCTACTTGGCGCTCACCGGCGGCGTAGCGCCGTCTTATTTCCAAGACTTGTTCATCGGTCATAAAAGCCATGCCGTGCGCGGCACCAATCAGGGGTTTGAATCGGCCTTTCTGCATTTTGTCGTCTACGTTATCCTGATGCGAACCCAAAAACAGATGTTCAGGGTTTATGCACGGTGGTGTATCGCATTTGTGCAGCACCTGAACGCCTTCCGGAATCGGGCCTTTGAAAACCAGCCACGAAATACGGTGGGTGAGTACTTCATCAGTGAACGGGCTGGAACCGATTGTTCCGTATTGTTTATTGATGGTTGCACCCATCCAGATCCAGCAACCGCATTCCGGGATCTTTTCGATCCGGCTAAGAAGGCGCTCTTCAAGACTCATGCGACGCGTCATATAAATCTCCTTTGTAACCGTAAGATTACATTGAAACAAGGAGAATGACAAGTGGCAATCCGCAACGGAGTCCCCGTCAGGTTTAGTCCGAAAGGCGTCTGCGATGCGTTCGACGCTACAGACGCATTCCCGGGTGCGTGCGCGCTGCTCTCAAACCTGATTTTCGATCAGGCAAACCCGGAAGTCGTGGTCAGTCGGCCGGGTGTCGGCTCGCCGGTTACTTCCTTCGCCAGTTTCACGACTCCGACTTTCGTTTCGGGCTACATCACGATTGGATCGGTCGTGTACGGCATGGTC